GTGGCTTTAGCATGTTCGCGCCCCCAGACTGCTGGGGATTAAAAGACGAACTTCAGTGATATAAGCGTAGATGACCCCCCATGAAACCCGGGGAGGTATTACGTATGTCTTATATTAAACAGGTAAAAAATCACGGGCTTGAAAACCCTGAGTTTCACAGAAGAGTCTGGTGACAAGAATTAGTTGGGAGGTATGTGGGGATAAATCCCAAGGAACATTTGGAACTGAAAATCGTCAGCTCCAGACCGACCCAATAAGAGATATTCTTGTGCAGTCAAAAAGTTGAGGCGTAAGTAGCTGCCTCGGTTGTTAACACCCACTGGTGTCGCGGGTGCTGTAAGAAGATAGTTCAGACGGGTGTGTCTTGTCCAGTACATTGGGCACCGGATTGAGGTTACACGCTTCTTATTCGTGGTCTCAAAATTAGTCCTATGTCCCCAACCAGCGGTAGGTGGACCGCTAGAGTAGGCGCCCAACGCTGGGTCACCACGGGAGTATTTATAGGAAAGAGTAGTCTCTGTCGAAGGCAGCAAATGAACGTCAATACCACCACGAGAAAAAGAGTAACAAGTAGACCAAAAGGCCATGACGTCAGAAAAGACCACAGGAGTGGTGTTGGCTGAACCAATCATGACATGTGGCATAATTTGCGTTGTTACAAAAGTCGTGTAAGGTAACGTCGGTCCCGCACTTTGGAACTGAGGGACGTTGATTAACTGTTTCACAGAAGAAACCTGCTCACCAATACAAAACATTGATGGGGCAAGAGAGTCAGTGGTGATTGCACCACCGATTCCTCCGTCGTAGAGGACGCAAGGATCTGCGTCGATTGTAGGGGCGTCTCCTACTTGAGACACACCTTCACGAACTTCTTCCTCCTCATAAGGTTCGAGGGGGTAGGGTTCGTACTCAACTTCCTCCGTTGTCTGAGGAATCTTATTGAGCTGTTCTTCCGCTGCTTGTTGCTGCAGTAGGGAAGGGGGGATTGCTGAAGCGAGATATGGCACACTACCAGCATTTGGAACGGCGACTTTAAAATCTTCGCCACCAGAAAGCTCCACAATGATTGGCACGGTTAATGATGCTGTAGGCGGCATCCTCAAAGGGTTGAGAACACGAACATAAATCGTACCGATGGTCGCATTAAAGAAAGGCGTCCAAGGTCGAGGTGCAACATAAGGAACTTCCACAGTAAAATCAGAGCCTTCTCTAAGGTCAATGACGTTCCGAAGCAAATACGTACTTGTGGAGATAGTATTTGCAGCTGCAACTGCAACTCCAGGGACAAACATGACCATGAGACGGCCACTATGGAATTGCGTTTTAACAACCTTGAACCGATAACGGAGGCTTCCACGCCAGTATTCAAACTGTGAAGAAACCCCAGCAACGGGACAAGAAACACGGGCGGGCCCATAAGCTCCAGAACCGTAAGCTGGGCTCACGGGTATACTGAAGAGCAAGTCCCCAGTGGAGTTAGAATCCGCCCAAGTGGCTGTCTGAATAAAGGAACGCCTTGTGACAATGTAAGAAAGGGACATTTCGTCGACCCCAGTAACACCAGCGGAATCCATTATTTGGACGTTGTTTGTTGCGAATAAACCTGCAGGTTCAACGGGTGCAGGAATGTCAGCATTTTGGACATTTTTAGAAGTAACTTGACTCATCATAGATACTGGCTCAGTGTTTATTTGTTTTGACCAACCGAAGGCAGTCAAAACATCAGCACCGATACCAGTAACCCATGAGAGAGGGTTCGCTACAGTACCCAGAATTGGAACTTTTCCAATTGTGGAAAAGACATTAGAAGTCAAGCGCATTAATCGACTAGCGCTGTTATTGTTAGAGTCATCTTCAGTCCTTCCTATTTGCGAAATTGCCCTACGGGTAGTAGGGGCGAAGAGTTCGACATCGTGCATACTAAACCAAATAGTGTAGGGAGCAGACAACGTTCCAGTTCCCGACCCGAGAGCCGAGTAACTGAAAAGAAACCATGATCCCTGGCTAGCGTTAGTCCAATCATAGTAAAGTTCTGTGTGAACAAACGGAATTTCAAGCACTGCTTCAGTGTCACAAGAAATGTCCAATTCAACTTTAGGTAATTGGGACGATAGCCACACCGTGGTGGTTCGCACATCTTCTCTGGCAATGTTCTCGGTATACAAAGGAATGTAAGCGAGATACAAAAGCCCTTGTTGGAAATTCTGCGCGTTAACTTGTAAAGTAATACGAGTTGTCCAACGAACACCGCCAAAACCGTTCAATTTCTCTGCATAAATAGGGTTAGCCAGTGGGGCAACTAAATCACCAGATGTCATCAAATGAGGAGACGAGTTGGTGTAGTTGCCAGAAGCAATAACCTGTGGACGCGCTAAGAAATCTAACAAATCTTGGTTAGGTGTTATTCTGCTTGAAGCGGGAAGGGAGTCAGTCAAGTCCTTAGGGAGCATGACTGAACTGTGTGTGACGTTTTCGCCAACAACATCTTTCATGAGACCGAGGGTGGAAATGGTTCCCTCTTGTTCGCTACGTTCAGTGGTAAGGTTTTCTTTAATTGTAGCCATGATTGTAAAAGGTGTTGTTTTGTGTTTGTAATTTAACGCATTACTACGGGTTAGAAACCACCTTACTCTGCTAATTTTTCCAAACCTTAAATAACAAACGTATACCAAGCACGACCCGAAGGCCTGGCCCAAGGCACCTGTCACCAGGTGTTATTCCGAGGACTGCCGCAAGGCACGAATGAAATCCTCAATAAAGAATCCACTCGCAGAGGGTAGTTTAACGACATACCAGGTCATTGGTACCTACCAAAAGTTGCTGGAACCCAGAGCCAAATTCAGCCAGCTTAAACGGCTAGTGAAAATGGGATAGTGTGCCAACTTCTCTTGAGAAGCACGGATCATTTTTGGTGCCCAACGGTCCCACACTTCAGGAGGATGCATGGATAACTCAAGGAGGGCTTGGTCTAAATTTTCTGCTTGTTTTGAAGTAGGATTATCACCCTTCGAATACCAATAAGGCATCTCAAGGATCGTATCCAAAGACAGTGGTGCTAAGACACGCCCATTATCAGGCGAGAAGTAGAAACCACGCTTCAAAAACGTTAGTTCGGAGACAGGTTTGAAATCATATTCTTCAGTTTTAGAGCCAGATGTGAACTTGATTCCAAAATGAAGGCCAGTTTTCTTCAAAATTGACAAATTGAAGTGTTTTTGGGCATAGGGACTTAGTGCTACCACTGAGTCGTCACCAAAAACAACAGGAAAAACGTTGTCAAAGAAGGTAGACAGTGAGCGAGGATCATCACCGTGTGCTTTGAGCCAGCACAACAGATAAATCATCAACAAATAAAGACAGTTGATAATCGTAGTGAAAGGGTGACCAGAGGGAAGGCCTTTGTGCCATTCGTAGATATTATCTTTCGAAATGTGCCAGGAGTTGATCACTTCAAGCCAAAGAACCCACCGAACTGCGGTGTTCCCATCATTGAACCATCCATCTATTATAAGAAAGACGACTCTGAGAATTGCAGGTACTTGTGAAGTGTCAAAACCTTCAATATCTGCATCAAGACCAAACTGCGACATTGTAGTCAACAATCTGTACATCGTGTTCCATTCTTCGGAATACGGATTGATGCCAATTGCACAGTAGTTGGAAACGTGGTTTTTCATCATCCACGCAGCGAAAGGGAGGAAATACATTCTAAAAAGGATGCAATAGGCTATAGGACAACCACTGATCAGACGAGTCTTAACTTGGTCAATCTTCTCATGAAGACGTAACTCATCCTTTAGGATGTCAGTACAGTAATGTCGGCATCGAATACCTTTCCTAGCATATTCTTCTATCTGCGCCACCTCTTTCTTCAAAGCAATGTTATGGGCCCTATCTAAATCGAAGAGGTTACCCCTACCCCAGTAAAAGGTCTTGCCGGGGTTACCAGGAACAGGAGCTACAGAGAGCGGAAAGCCTGCGGAAGTACCACGAGGCATGGATGAAAGGAAAGGATCACCGGGTATACCAAGCACTGCTTGTTCATAGGTAAGAATTTCCTTGTCCACACGCACATTGGACCGCTGTTGCAGGGTTTGCAAGAGAAAATCACCGCACATCTCGAGATTAGTTTCATCAATCTCAGGCGGCGGAGCTGCATATTTACCCACTGCTTTGTCCAAGGGTTTGACTTTGACGCCATCACGCGTCACGGGAAGAAGAACAGCTGGCTGTTTCTTGGCCGGACCCCATGCTTCATACAGAACAGACTTTCTAATCTTAGTGTTTGCAGGTTGCATGAATTTGAATTCAGCCGGTCCGTGATTAGTGATACCACTTGTGGACTTACCGTCCTGGCAAACACCGGTGCGCACTTCTTCAGTGGTGGGTGTCACAGGGACGGTTTCGAATTTCCCGAGCATGGTATTAACATACTCAATTGTGGTAGCGATACCAAGGCCAGAACCGCCATTGACGGCACCAACGTGGAAACCTAGGAACTTTCTTGCAACACCAGGATTGTGGAGAAACAACGGAAAACCGCAATCTCCTGCCTTGGTGGACATCTTATACTCCACTGGTTTCTTCACAAGTACGGAGGAGTAGCCCTCACCCATTGAGCAGGTGACAGGTTTTGCAAATTTCGCGGTGGACTCCGCGAGGACCATTTCATTGGGACGAATGCCATGAACGATATTACGCGGAGTGGCTAGTGTAACAGCGAGGTCGGGTTTCTTTTCCAAGTCTTCAGAAGAAACAATCAGGTGGCAAATGTTTGGAAAGGCCATGCCAAGGTTCAACTTGACGAGACTAAAATCTAGATCAAAATCAGTCTCCGCTTTCTCTATATCTTCGTAATTCAAAATGAATTCATTTTTGCCATCTAAGGACCTTAAGTATAGGGTGCTTGGGGCAACACCTTGGCTAACTTTAAGTGCCTTATCAGTTTTGATTTTCGTAACGAAGTGGGAAGGCATCATAACAAAGGTGTCCCTAAGAGCCACGACGCCGCCGAAACGGTGGTGACCTGCGTACAATGAGTACACATTCTTTCTGACTACCTTATCAATGATTTCGTCCGTATTAGCGTCAACTTGACTGACACCGGTTCGAACAATAGGTACTTCGTTCACACGGACTGGTTCTTCACCTGTGGAAGCGGTGTCCCAATCCTTTCCAGTGAACCACTTGTAGGTAGTTCTCATCACCCACGAGGAAGCTCGTATAAGACCAAGGATGGTCAAATAGAGGAAAATGGGTTGTGCAAGTAGGATATAAGCTTGCTTAAGTCCAGTCCAGAAGGAGTGGAGAAACTTACTTATACCTTCACGAGGAGGCACTTCAAAGGGAAATTCAGTGGGAGTGGCCATGCCATTAATGGCGACCATTTTGCGCACCTTGTCTTGGTCCATCAAGTGAAAAGCTAACAAACCAAGGTGGTTTCGATCTTCAGGGAGTTCGTCTCCATGGACAACATACAAGACCGCCGAAAACCAGCGCCAAACTCCTAACTGTTGTTCCTTAGGTAGCTTAGCATAGGTTTGATTGATCCACTGTTCCCACTGGACCATCTTGGGAGTTGATTTAAGCCAAGACCGATATTCTTCACCAGTGACGAGATTCCGCATTTTCATTTGGAAGGTTGTGGAGTAAGGACCAACATCAACTTGACGTTTTTCAAACTGGTAATCGACGGAATACATTGTCTTATGGTCACCGAGAGGTCCATGGTCAACTTCGTCCTTCTTTGGATTCTCAAGGATCGGTAAGTTTTCTATAGTTGGCATAGACATACAATTAACTGCATCAGGATAAAGATCAAGGTACTTCTCAAGTAAGGATTTCTCACGAGAAGCAGCTTTATTTCTTTCTTGCTGGGTGTCCTTGGCCTCACGAAACTCATCAAGCTCATTGCGAGCGATGTTTGCCATGTACTTAGTAAATCCAGGGGTATCAGGGGCGACTTGACTGGTACCAGAACGAGCCTTAGCTTGTTTCTTGCGTTCAGCAACAAGTTTGGCCTTGAGGTCATTGACATTCTGGGTAAAATTGGCATCTTTCTTTTCACTGACAGCGAACTTGAGAACAAGTTCATCCACCAACTCATCGAAAGTGTAAACCTTTGAGTCCTTCTTTGAGCGAAACTCATATATGTCTTTGTTGAAACTGTCACCGGCCTTCTTTTGATCTAGCTTTCTAGATTCGAAGGGAACGGTTGGGTCGACGGAATACTCAGCCTTAGGACCTGCTGCGACGTCAATGTTGAAGCGTCTAAGAACAGCTTGTGGTTGGTAAATGGAAGCGATGCCATCCAAATTAGGCCGGTTTGAGGTACAGACAATAAACTTAGAAGAGTAATAGGTGGTACCCTTATTCTCCATTGCAGCCATATGTAAAACATTTGGAAACATGTTTCCGGTGCGAATCAGGTCTAAGTTTTCATTGTCAGGCTGACCGGCAACATCTCGAATTTGACCAAAATCGTCAAAAACTGTGGTATGTTGTCCACGGTAACCGTCCCAGAACTTATGTTCTGCTTGTCGAGGGTATATAAAGTCCATGTGGTTTTTCTCAAAAGCATCCAGTTCCTTTTCAGGCAGGACACGAGACAAAACCGAAATGATGAGGGGCACAATGGCCCACGTTTTTCCAACTCCGGGTTCACCGGAAATCATGATGACTACCGGTTCCATCCTTATGTTGTGAGCGCCAATGTTGGCTGTCTTGAATGGTTGTTCCATCTCATTTAGAACACGTAGATACAATCCAACTGTATTTCGGATCCCAGAAATTTCACAAAAGGGGCTACTAGGGGCCAAGAAACCTCTACCGGTTGCAGATAACCTTTGTAGAGTATCAAAATTGGTTCTTGTAATCGCCAACTTTGTGTCTTGGAACGTTTTATAGGTAGTGGCAACTTCGTCGATCCAAAGCTGCAGTTCATCCTTGTGTTTGGACATTAATGAAAAGTCCTTTTCCCATCCGAGCATGCCAAAAATAAAGTTCACTGCTTTCTCCAAACACTCTGTTACAAATGTAAGAATTCCAGTAATTCCAGTAGAGGCACGGTCGAAATTTCCAATAGTACGTAGAAAATCTCCTGCACCAGCAGAAACGCTCTTACTCTGCTTAAAAAGCAGAGCAGAAATCGCTAGGTAACAAGACTTTCCGATGAATGCGTCTTCTTCAACAGTGGGCGCTTGACTGAAGGCTAGACCTTCAGTAAAGTCTGGGAAGAAGACGTTTTTGATGTACTCTACGAATTCTTGGCCTAGTGTGGACTTGCACGTGACGTACAGAATCATAGCTAGGATTGCGCACGCGGAAAGCCATTTGGCTTCTTTTTTGTAAAGAGCATAAGCTCCAGCAGTACACATAAGGATGATTATTGGCAAACTACCAATTGAATCGAGACCCAGGTTGATGTCTGGAAAACGATGTTCGACTTTCACACCGGTACGCACTTGCTCTGTATAACCTTTGGCTATATCAATAAGTGCTTGTTTAACATCGGGTTCAATGCTAACGGTAATACCAGCTTCTGTAAGTTTTCGGACGGCTTCAGCAACTTCAGCAGTGTTTTTATCAACACACGCTGTGACGTTACCTAGGGATTGGCCTAGGTCGCCTGAGATTAGTTCAAGAAAACCTTTCATGTTGTCATCAAGCCCGAAATTCCAGGCGGCTTGGCTTTCACCGAATCTCATATGAGAAAGGGCTATTTGTTGTGTTGCATAGTCGAGAAAATCGACCATGGAAACTCGTTCCATAGAACGGGGTAGAACACTAAGGGAAGGGAGGGTAGACGAAAATTTCACTACATCATAGTAGCGTTCTTCTTCTTCGTCGTAAGTGTTTACAAGTTTGAGTCCACTAGCAACAGAGTATTCCCTAAAAGGGAAACCGCTACAGTACACATTGTCTGAAATGTAAATGTCACCCTGCAAAGCAAAATCAAAGAGCATTTTGGGTATTCCAATAGCACAGGCAAAGGATTTGAAGAACAAGGTATCGGACCTCAAAATTCTGAGATCTTCCTTAAGTTCAGCAACAAGAAACTGATGGTACTTGACAAAACTAGTGTCAGCGAGTTCGTGAAAGTTGTCTTCTTCACGACGAAGGTTGATCAAGGCGATATTTCTATCGACTTCTGAAAAGTAACTATCGTACCAAGTAACACGGCGGGCAGATCCCTGCCTCCCAAGCAAAAATTGCAGACCATTGATGATCCACCCACCAAAATGGGGGTCACCGAAAAGTTGGTCAACATCAAAAGTAGTATTTTCATCAGGTAGGAAAAAGCGGAGAGCTGAGTAGCGAGCAAAGAGAATGCGGTATTTGCGGCAAAAGTTTTGCCATTGAGTTGGAAGTAAAGAGCACACAAAATCGTTATTTCGTGTAGTTGTAGCCATGATTGGGGTTTGTTTTAGGGGGGGGGGGGGGGGGTTCAACTTTCACATTTCGTGAAATCACATTCGGCGTTGCCCATCCAATCCTACTTACACAAGAGGTTATCCAACGACCCCTTGCGAGGGCCTATGCCGCGCACGACTAAGGATAACATTACGGAAGAAATTCAGTTCACGGCAAACGTTTCATTCACAACTACCTTGACTATACCAAAGTAGTCTTCAGTCAGAGTGGAAATCTAATAAACTCATTGTAAGATATTAGCAAAGCCTGACCTAAGGTCACTGAATTAATTACTTATCGTTCTGAAAGAACGGCAGCGACACTGTTCATCACTAGCAAGTTATCTGCGAGACGAAGCGCTTTGGTTTCTAAAATTTTTGGTTCCATTTTGTAATTTTATATAACACAAGAAACTGCTCGAGTAGTAGTTCGCAGCAAAAAGAATAGGAAAACAACAAAAAAAGGAAAATAATAAATAAAGTTGGTTTTTGTAAAAGGGGGTGCCGTTTAGAAACACCGATAACAGACGACACATACCTGAATGGCATGTAGAATCCGCGACCAGCGGTAAAAAGATGAGTTAGGGGGGCAACCCTA